ATTATAAACATCTCTATGAGTATACCTCTTACCATTCTCATAACCACGAACCAGTATTTGGTTCCCGACCATTTGAATATTAGTATAGAATCTCATCAGGTAATTGTCACGTAATAATCTAAAAGATCTGTAGTCGGCTCGACAAATGTAAGAACATCATCCGACCTTATCATTATACCATCTTGATCGGTATATTCATCCAACCATTCAACCACTCTCTTATCTGGCCTATCTCCAGGCACAACTAGTTTTGGTTTAACCAATTTACAATCAGGTTCTCCTATCTCTTGCATTACCGAAATAACTTCAGAGATTAGAACTTGTTCATTCTTTAGTATCAGAATCTGTACGTTCTTCATTTAATAATTCCTGTTCAATTACTGTATTTTCTGATGGAGGTTGTGATAATTTCTTAACAACTTCTTCCTCTTTGTTTATCTTTTCCTCCCAAGATTCTTTTAACTTTGGAAGTGGTTCACAAATGACACTAACCATATCAGCAGGTATTTGATATACCGTATCGGAGGAAAAAGGATTCCATCGGCTTATATTTACACTGATACTATCACTAGTATTATCCTCATTCATCATACGTGATAACGTGATGACATAAGGATGAGTTAGTTGATACCCAACTATTTTGGGTTCTTCATCTGTAGTTCTTATCTCTTCAATATCTGCAATTACATCCTGTTTAGGTTTCAGGGTTAAAAGTTTGACCGTCATTACTTTACTCTTAATTTGGCTATTATAAAGGGGAACTTGATTTTAGTCAAGCTCCCCCCTGAAATTTATTAAAGATATTCCTTTCTTGCGTGGTGTTCAGGAACTATTTTCTTCAGTTCTACTGAAAGGAGTCCATCAATAAACTCGACGGATCCAACCTCCGTATCGTCGGTGATCGTCCAAACTCGTTCAAAACTTCGTTGGGCCAATCCTTTGTGGACAAACGTTCCATCAACTTCCGATTCTTCTTTTCTGCCTTCGACAAATAATTTTCCAAACTCCGTATAGACTTTGACTTCATCTTTCTTGAACCCCGCAAGTGCGATTTCGAGTTTCGACTCATGATTATTTAACTGTATTAAATTATATGGTGGATAATTTGATTGTGGGAAATCTGAATTAAAGAAACGATCCAGATAGTCATCCATCCCAATTCCATGTTTGGAAATCTTATCCATTAGTTCTGGAAGATTTGCAGCATGGTAGCGTTGTAGTGCGTTCATAGTTCTCCTTTAAAAGCGAGTGTGTAATTGTGTACCCTTACGGCGTACACTACTAATTATAACAGCAACCATTAAAAAAAGAGTGAGGGAATCCCCACCCTTTTTTATTTAAAAATACTGGATATATCTGCACCCAGTTATTATTTAGTCTCTTCTACTTTTCTTTTCTTGCCAATGTTGTATTTGGTTTCCAAAACCCAATCACCTTTCTCACTATATGCAAGAACTTTAATTTGATTTAATGGTGCAACATCTAAAGGTGTATCCTCATCCACCCTATTAACTAAGCCCCAATCACATAGAAGTTGTGTAATACGATTCCTACGTGCAACATCATTCTGAGTTAGATTAGCAGTCTTGCCATCTAATGCAAATAATTCTTTAAAGTGAACTATGTAATACTTGCCCTGTTTATGCAGAATATGACAGGACTGATATAGTTTCTTTTCCTTTCTGGAAGCTACTCCAATTCTTGTGAGAGTTTCACGCACCTTGAGAAAATCATCAGGTTCTCTTAGAGTAACCTCAATCATATTATCAGGAGACCAACTCACTTCAGGTTCGGTACTCATTTTTTTCCTCCAATCTCAAGTTTAGATCTAATGAATGCAATTTGTTCAGATGATAAAATACGGAGAGCCTGTGTCGCTTTTTCATTACTATAACCATAGTAACGTTTCACACAATCAAGATCTTTGATCTTATCTTTTCTCAACCAAGGAGAGAATCTCTTCTTTTTCCTCACACTATTTAGAAAAAAATCATATTGAAGTCTCTTAGGTAATGAGTGACTAATATTCATCTCATTAGCTAATAGAACAGTATCAAGATGACCTGACATACACTTATTAACAATAAAGGGTGCATACTCACGTTCAGTATCAGGATCTTCTGTAATAAGATCCTTCTTATTGAGATTAATACTATTAAGCCAATCTTTAAGTTCCATTATCCTTCCCAGATCAAATCAGGCATTGGTGTTTGTTGTCCTCTTAATGTAAACATAAGAATAATATATCCTACAAACCATATGATATTAAATATCCATGCCTGTCTCCAGAGATACTTTCTTATTGCCATAGATCTAAGAACCTCTGGAGCTTTATCCTGAGATCTAAAGATCTGTTCTATTATCAATGCAATAAAGAATCCTATCACTAATGGATAGAATACAAAATTTGCAAATGACATTATACCTATTAAAAAAATCATTTTTTAAAAACTCCTAGTTTGGATAGTAACCATAGTGTAACTATTGTCCACCCTATAACATACCACATGTTCATGTTAACTCCTTAATTTTATCACGCCAATACTCTCTATCATCATCAGAGATCCAAGGAGAGTGTACCATAATATGTGCGTGTTGTAGCCACTTTTTATCATCCCAATCCTTTCTAGGTTTATCTATGTATTGTTTTAAAGACATAATTAAATCTCAGCTTTAATATAAGATACGATCAAAACACCTCTTCTACTATCACTTTTATTATAAGCAAAGTGTGTTCCTTCTTCATCGAATACATTCAAATCACCATTCTTAAGAACTCTTGTTTCATCACCACATACTAATGCACATTTATTACCATCAGGTATATCTAGAGATAAATGAAATTTATATACAGTAGAATTTGGATAACGTGGATCTATCCTTTTATCACCATCAGAATGAGGATCTAACTCAGCTCCCGATTCCAAGATAGAAAACACAGCAACAACTGGTTTTACTTCTTGTGATAAAAATAAGTTAGTAGTAAAAGAATCTTTAACGTCAGATGGTACAATATTCTCAATCGGTTTACGATTAAAAATTAAAGGACAAACCTGCCACATATATCCAGTATACTTTGGAACAAAAGTTTTAAAGTCAGTGGAGTCAGCAGTAAGATTGTAATCATGAGAATAGTCAAAGAAATATGAAAAATCCCTATACCTAATATAATCTTTAGTAATCTTATCTAGATTATCTGTGAATATACTAGTATCTATTTTGGTAGGTTCATTAATAAACATTCATCTTCTTAATTCATCTAGTATATGTCTATATGCACTTATTATATCACCATTATCATTTCTAAACAAGTCTTTATCAAAGTTTTCTTTGGTTCCAATCTTCCATAGTCTACAACTATCAGGACTTATCTCATCAGCAAGAAGTAAATTACCTTTACTATCATCACCAAATTCTATTTTAAAATCAACTAGATCAAAACCAATATCAAAAAATATTTTTATTAGCTGTCGATTAATTTGTAATGCTGTTCCAATAAATTCCTCTGGATCATATCCCATATACTTCATACGATCAAATGTAAGAAGTGGATCATCTTTACTATCATCCTTCAAATGAAATTCAACTAAAGGTGACATAAACAATTTACCTTCTGGAATTGTAGTTTGTCTACAAATAGAACCAGCAGAAATATTTCTAACAATAACTTCCAGTGGAACAATATTAACTTTTTTACACGACATAATCCTTTCAGGAATCATATCAAGATAATGAGTTTTAATTCCTACCTTCTCCAACTTTTGAAATATGATTGAAGATATTTCGCAACAGATGCGGCCTTTATCTTCTAATACCATTTCTCTCCTACCATTACCAGCAGTAACTCTATCCTCATATTGTATAAAAACTATATCAGGATCTGATGTGGTAAAGACAGTCTTTACTTTACCATGAATGATTTCGGTTTTAGTCATCGTATAATGTCAATGTCCATGTCTTTTGTCCATACTTCAAGTTCAGTTCTTAAGCTACCAGAAGATTTAAGTTTGTTGTATCGTTTAGAAGCCATCTTTTTCCACTTTTGTATAACAGACTCCATATAGAATTTATCAAAGTTTTGAGGGTTCTC